GGCCGTGCGGGTGGGCGCGGATGAGGACATTGCAGTCCGAGACACGCGAACCGTCCCGGGCGGCCCGAGCCTCTTCCCGCTGCCGAGCGAGGTCCCGGCACTTCGCGCAGTCCGCCACCGGGTCCGGCTCGGGAGGCAGCAGCCCCAGCACAGGGGGCGGGCTCATGGTGGTCCGGCGGCTCATGCGCGTGCCTCCCCGTCAGCTCCCGGGCGGGGACGGAGAGCCAGGGGAGGATCCGCAGGCCAGGGTGCCCGATCCTCGGAGAGGTAGTGCACGCCCGACGCGATGAGCCGCGACACCTTCAGCGGCGAGCACAGGATGCCGGCCGAGGGCATCGGCACCGACCAGTACGTGGCCATCCCGGACGGCTGCACAGCGTCCAGCCGGGGCACGCCGAGGTAGGAGTCGCGGCCGAGGCAGTCGACGTCAGCCGCCCGCCAGTCGTCGGCGTGCTGATTCCAGGTGCGGGGCACGCTCGCGGGTACGAGGGCGTAGTAGCGGGGCCCCCGCGGGTCGCAGATGACCGGGCCGCGGTCGAGGACCTCGTCCAGGACGGCGTCGATCTCCTCGGGGCGCTTGCTGGCGGCGACGGCCTGGACCAGGCGGCCGGGGATGCGGACGGCGGAGAACAGGGTCCCGAGCGGAAGCAGGACAACGTGGTCGGTCTGCCACTCGGTGCGGGCCTGCCCGGGCTGCGGGTGGGCGGACAGCAGCCAGTGCTCGGCCGCAAGCCGCCGGTCGGCGCTGGTATGGACGAGGGCGCCCCCTTCCGCTCGGACGGGATGCAGGGCGGGGCTGGAGCTGGTCACCGTACGGCCTCCAGGCCGCGAGGGGCCGGCATCTGGTACACGTAGCCGAGCGACTCGGCCAGCTGGGTGAAGAGACGCTGGGCCTCGGAGCGGGCCAGCACTAAGTCCAGGGTGCCGCGGAGGTCGTCCACGGCGTACAGCGCGAGCGGTACGCGGACTTCGCCCGTGCTGGGGACAGCCGCGAGGGGCTCGCCGCGGCGGATGGACGCGTGCAGTCGAGCAGGCAGGAGCGCCATGTCGTACCCCATTTCATAGGTGGCTGATGGCGGGTCAGCACCGTAGAGGGGTACGCACGAGGGAAGGGGGACAGATTGTCCCCCTGTCCCAGACCGTCCCTGTGTCAGCTGACGGCTACCCCCACCTTCTCGGCGAGTTGGCCGGCCTCCTTGCGCATGGCGCGGGGTGCAGTCCTCCAGAGGTCGGCGGCGACGTGGCGGGCAGACGGCGTGTAGGCCACGGTTTCGGCGCCGATCTCCTGAGCCATTTGCATCACCTTCAGGGCGGCTGTGCGCTCGCCCCGTTGCAGGTGTCCGCGGGCGACTTCCACCCACAGGCGGGCGCGTCGCTCGACGGACGGCATGACGTCTGGGTCCAGGTCGTCGGCGAGGTCCAGGGCTTTCGCGGACTTCCGCAGGTCCGTGGCCACGCTGATGGCGTGGAAGTCGACATTCACCCGGCCGAACACGGTGCTGGGGTGTACGTAGTCGGCGGGCAGGGACTTCGCGGTCTGGTCGCCCTTGCCCCAGTACCGCCAGGCGTCGCCCTCCCGGCCGTCGCGTGCTGCGGTGACGGCGGCGTGCAGTTGCAGCGCGCCGTAGATGCCGCGCCAGTCGTCGGGAGCGCCGTCGAGGTGGGGCCGGATCAGGGCGGCCGCGTCGGTGACGACGCGCAGTGCCTCCTCGGGGTAGCTGGTCTCCCGCAGGATGTTGCCCATGTTCCAGGCCGCTGCCGCGATGGCTGCAGGCTGGTCGGCGTCCTGTGCAGCAGTGAGGGCGCGGTCGGCGACGACCCAGGCCAGTTCGGCCGGCGCAACGTAGGCGGTGGCCTGGCCCGTGAGGCGGTAGACGTCGGAGAGAGCAACCAGAGCGGCACGGCGCTCGGCGCCGTCGAGGGTGCGCACGGCGGCTTCGGTATCGCGGATCAGGTCGGGCAGCAGCGACCCGACCTCCGTGCGGTTGTGCTCGGAGGTGTGCCACAGACGCCAGGTCTGGTTGACGCGTCCCTGAAGGATCGTGGGGTCGGGCGGGCTGGCGGCGGTGGGCGGCGTGAGAGGGCGCTGCATGACGGCCGCCCAGATGTCGGGCATGGACGGATGGTTGAGGCGGCCGAGCGGTACGGGTGTGGAGGGCCCGGTGGTGGTTCCGGTGATGACGGACAGGTCGGATACCTGGAGCGCGGCGGCGAGCTGCAGGAGCAAGTTGTGGGAGCGGAGTTCTCGCTCCCCGGTCTCGATCTTCTTCAGCCAGTCCGTGCCACGCCCGCAGAGCTGGGCGAGGACCGGGCGAGACATGCCCCGGGACTCGCGCAGTACCCGGATGCGCTCGCCGACGCTGAGGTCTGATGACAGGTCCACGCGTACCCCCTCGGGTGCTGGTGCCGGTACCGCCAGCGTACGGCCGCCGTCAACGCCCGGGCATGACGAAAGGGCCCCCTCCCGCCCGAAGGCGAGAGGGGGCCCAGTCGGTCACACGCCGGTGCGGTCGTACTCGTCGACCCGCGGTGGCGGCGCCGGCGGCTCGATACCGTGCTGCCGCATCTGCCCGGTCAGCTCGGACACGTACCCGGAGAACGCCCGAACGAGCGAGGTGAGGCTGTCGATGCGCCGCTCGTGCCGCTCGATCCGCCGCTCCAGGCCGTCCCGGATCTCCTTGAACGCGGCCAGGTCGGCGGCCCGCTGGGCGGGCTCGGCCGCGGCCTCGGCCGCCGCCCGCTGCGCCTCCGCCGTCGTCCGGGCCGCCGCCCGCGTGGCCCGGGCGGCGAACAGCCCGGAGCCCAGCAGGGCGACGGCGCCGAGCACCGAGCCGACGATCCCGGCCACAACCCCCCATGCTCCGCTCACGATCTCTCCCGCCGTACCAGGTGGGGCACGGCGTACTCCGGAACGCTCGCGGCCCACAGGATCATGCCTACGTGGCTGGTCGCGTACCAGCCGAACGTCGCCAGGCCCCTGGCGGACTCCCCGGTGACCGCCCCCCACAGAAACGCCGAGCCCCAGACGAACGGCGGCACCAGGGCGGCGATGAAACCCACCCGGTCCCGGCCGATCCGCAGCCACGCGCTGGCGAACGTCACGGCACCGCACGCCACCCAGATCGACGCCCAGCACCGGATGTCCGCCCATCGCGTGAGCGCCTCCAGGCCCGCTGGCTGCGGGTCCGAGGTGAGGATGTAGCCGAGCCCGTAGCAGACCTTGCCCGCGCCGAGCAGCAGGAGTGCGTGCCCGCGGCGGCCCAGATGCTCGCGGAGCCGCCGGACCGCCGCCCGCATCAGGCGCCCGGGGTCTTGCGGTTGGGGACGGCCCAGGTGATGCCCCAGGCGCCGAGGACGGCCAGAGCGATGGTGACGCCCTCGCCGGTGGTGATGACGCCGTCCTGCGCGGCGGTAACCGCGGCGGCGGCGCCGGCCGCCAGTCCGCCGACGATGCTCTTGGCGATGGACGAGATGCGCATGGTCAGGACTCCTTCGAGGTGTGGGACCACACGAAACGCGTGGCGCCCTGGTGGCCGTGGACGTACTCGGCGTGCTCCAGGGACTCCCAGAACACGATGGAGGGGCGCTCACCGCGCCAGCGGATGGAGACGGTGCCGTCGGGCCACAGGACGCCGTCGGCGACGGTGCCGGTCCCGGAGACGCCGGTGACGTCGGTGTCGCGTTCGAGGGTGAACAGCCGGGGCTCGGGCATGGGGCTACCTCACTTCTTCGGGAGCTTCAGCTTCTGGCCGGGCGCGATCTCGTCGGCGTCGGCGAGCTTGTTGAGGCGGGCGATCTCCCGCCAGCGGTCCCCGTCGCCGAGCCGGGAAGCAGCGATGGACCAGAGGGTGTCGCCGCGGGCCACGGTGTACGTGCTCACCGCGGGGCCGGGGACCTTCAGCTTTTGCCCGGGGGCGATCCGGCTGGGGTCCCTCAGGTCGTTGAGGTCGACGAGCGCGGGCACCGTGGTGCCGTGCGCGCGGGCGATGGCCCAGAGGGTGTCGCCCGCGCGCACGGTGTAGGTCCCGCTGCCGGACGAGCCCGAACCGCCGCCGCTGCTGGAGGGCTTCTTGCCGAGCCGCTTCGCCACCCGGGCCCGCATCGAGGACATGGTGAACCCCCGCGGGTCCACCTTCCCCGGCTGCCACTCCAGGTGCCCGATCACAGACTCGGGGCCCCAGCCGTGATGACGGCAGATCGCGGCGGCCGCTTTCTCGATGGCCGCGAGCTGGGCGGCGGGCCAGGGGTCGCGGCCGTCGCCGAGGTTCTCGCACTCGAAGCCGTAGAAGGACCGGTTGCCGTCGCTGTTGGCCTCGTTGTCGGCGGGCAGCGCGGTCTCGCCGATGACGGCGCGCAGCACCTCGTCGTCACCGAACCCGGCGTGGTTGGCTCGGCCATAGCCGACGAGATACACCGTGCCGTCCTTGGTGATCACGCCGTGGCACAACGGGCCGGGCAGGGAGCTGTAGCCCTTGCGGCAGATGTCGACGGTGCGCGCCGAGCCCCTGGTCACGGTGTGGTGGATCATGACGCCGTGGACGGGCCCCCAGGGGCCCTTGTGGTTGCGGTTGTGGTTGCGCCAGTCGCCGACCTCGACGACGGTCAGGCCCTCGGCGCGGAGCGCCTTCAGGAACGCGGCGGCGGACATGGGGTCGGCCACGTTGACCTCCAGACATGAAGAAAGCCCCGGCCGGCGGCGCGGGGCTGGAACGGGCGGGGGTGGTGGCTACGCGGGCCCCACGTAGGTGATGGCCATGTACGGGCGGTAGCTGCCGGTCGCGGTGGTCAAGGCGGCGCCGGCGTTGTGCGCGGGTACCAGCTCGACGTACTGCCCGGCGGTCAGCAGCCGGGGCACGGTCCGGGCCTCCACGGTCACCGGGACGTCGGCCATGGTGCCGCCGAACGTCCTGGCACGGCCCATAGAGATGGCGCCGCCCCCGACGTACCACACGCATTCCCTCGTGTTGCCGCCGGTGCTCCGGTCGAAGCCGACGGCGCCGGCGAGCAGCCACCAGCCGGACCGGGGCGCGGTCCAGCGGGTGGGCTGGGCCGCCGACCAGCCGCCGAGGATGTCCATGTCCACGGTGTCCCACTGGATGGCCTGCGCGGCGGTGTCGCTGCCGCTGGGGATGCTCTGGGAGGTGCCGCGGTTGGCGAGGAAGACGACGGCACCGACCATCGACGCGTCGTTGAGGCGCTCCTCCGTCATGACCATGCCGGGGCGCCAGAAACTGAACGGCATCAGTGCTCCTTACAGGGCGGTGACGGCGGGCTGTGCCAGCCGCACCTCGGCGCCGGCGGCGTGAGCCTTGACGACGCCGTTGGTGGACCGCTCGACGGTGAGCAGCTGCGGAGTTGGCGTTTCGAAGTCGTCGAAGCGCAGACCGGGAGAGACGTTGGTGTTGCCGCTCAGGGCGGCCGCCGCGACCCCGACCTGCCCGGAGGGGATCGGGCTGGTGGTGACCGTCTGGTCGGCGTGCCACACCGCGGGCTCCTGGTCGCCGACCGGCCACACCCGGAGCTGGACGCGGTGGCCGGTGATCCGGGCCCGCACCCGGAACCACTGGCCGGCCGTGTAGGTGTACGGCAGGCTGGCGACAGAGCCGACGGTGGTGGTGCCGCGGGCGATCGACGCCTGCATGGCGCCGCCCGGGGCGAAGTGCACCCGCGCCTGGTAGAAATCGGTGAGGCTCGTGTAGCGCAGCAGAACCGCGGGGACGAGCGCGGCCCCGGTGGCGAGCTGGTCGACGCTCACCCTGACGAGGAATTCACCGTCGGTCTGCTGGCTCAGGATGCGCTGGCCCCGGACGGTGGTGGGCGTGGACGACAGGGTGACGATGCCCATGTTGCTGGACACGGTGCGCTCGGCCAGCAGACCGGAGCTGAGCCCCCAGGTGAACCCGCAGTCCGCGACACCCCAGCCGCTCGTCATGGCGCGGCCGAACGAGTCCCAGGCGGCGGGCACGCATGCGGTGACGCGGGCCGTCTCCCCGCCAACGGCAATGTCGAACGGGAACTCACCGGGGTACGTCGGCGCGGGCCCGGCCGAGGTGATCCATGGCGCCGGGCCCATCGGCCCGCGGGCCGGGGTGTGAACCAGCAGTTGGTTGTCGGTAGCGGTAGACGGCAGTGCCAGCACGCTGCCGCCCGGGTTGGCGTCGACGCGGCCGTGCTCGGCGTCCCCTGTGATGCCGACCCGCCAGGGCGCGGCCGGCTCGGTGGTCAGGATGGCCGTCCACTGGGTGAGGCTCATCTCATGCCGGATACCGGTGACGAGCAGATCGGTATGCCCGCGGCCCACGTAGGCCGGCAGGTCGGTGATGCGGGCCACGTCGCCCTCGACGAGCCGTGACACGACCGGGATCAGGTGCGGTGCTTTGTGCAGCAGGATCCGCACCTGCGGGTAGCGGGGCTCGTCCACCGTGCCCAGGTGCAGCCGCCAGTAGGCGATCGGCTCCGCCTGGTCGTCGGAATGCAGGGACAGCGTGACGCTGTCGTCGTAGAGGCCGATCCCGTCCGGTGGGTCCTGCACGGACAGCGTGCCCTCTTCGAGGACCGCGCGGCCGGCGGATCCGCCGTCGCGCTGGACGGTGCGGTCGTTACGGACGTCGGTGTCGTCGTCGGTCGGCTCCAGCGGCGCCGCCAGGCCTGGCGCGCGGTTGTAGGACAGCGTCAGCTTGGGGTCCTGGGAGTACATGGAGGACCGCTCCCGGTACAGCAGCCCGAGCCGCGTGCGGTCCTCCAGCAGCAGCCCGCCGTCGGCGTCCGCGGCCTGCTGCAGCAGGGCCAGCAGGGTGTCCGGCCGCTGATACCCCACCTGCTGGGTGACCTCCGGGCCGGGCACGCAGGCCAGCGGCACCCGCTCCTCGCTGCACAGGCGCCGCATCCGCGCCCACGCGGTTTCCCCGGTCCACGCGTCGATGGCGCCGGTGTAGCCCCACGTCGTCCTGGTGGGCCACACGCTGATGTGGCCGATGGCCATGCCGTCCAGGTCCGCGCTGTACCCGTCCGGCGGGGACGTCACGGCGGTGGGGCGCCCCACGCTGCCGGTGTAGCTGGCGCCGAATCCGCCGGCCTCACCGCCGATGGTGTACCAGTTGATACGCCAGTTGACGGTGCTGCCGGACTGCTCGACGTTGAACTGCAGGCGTACCCAGATACCGAATTCGTCCGGGGTGATGAGCTGGTCGACCACCGTGGTGCCGTCGCTGTCGCGACCCAGGACGCGGGAGCCGGTGGCGCTCATCTGCAGGTACCACTCCGCCACGCTGCCGGTGGACAGGATGCGCAGGAACGTGCGCATCGTCGTGGGCGCCTTGTCGAGGTAGTAGAGCATGTTGACGGCCCAGCCGGGGAGGGCTGTGCCCGGGGCCGGGACGCGGCCCTGCATCATCGGCAAGTTGCCGGGCCGGGATTTCAGCACGGGCAGCGCCTCCGACGAGGGCAGGCTGTCTGTGCTGGCCCAGTCCACGTTGGTGAGCGTCAGCGGCGGCACCCCGGCGATGGGGCTGTACGCCTGGGTAGCGGAGGCGCCCTCCTCCAGTGGCCAGTACGCCAGCGGGCTGAAGGTCGGGATGCTGCGGCGCAGGGTGGACTGCAGGGCTTTGCGGCCCTGGCCCATGCGGCGCAGGATCCCGGACGCCTCCAGCGGGACCCACGCGTCGGACTCATCCGAGGTCCAGTGCTGCGGCCACTCGGAGACCTCGCCGACGAACAGGTCCTGGCGGTCCCGGATGGTCGCCGGGGCGGTGACGGTCCAGGGGCGGCCGGCGGAGTCGGTGAAGCTTGTGGCGCCCGCCGTCTGGGCGGTGAAGTCCGGGTTGGCGACTACGGGGCCGTCGATGCCGTTGCGGACCTCGGCGCGGTAGACACGGCCGGTCAGCGGCTGCCGATTGGGCGTCACGTCGGTCTGCAAGGGCGGGGTGATCTGCAGCGGCGCCGTGCTGGCGAACAGGTTGGTGACGTCGGTCCCGATGCTCTCCGGGTCGCCTATCTGGGTCCAGGGGCCGGTGATGCTCTCGGCCCAGTAGAACCGGTAGGTGACGCTGCCGCCTGCGACGGTGACGGTGACGCGCAGGGCTGCCCGCCGGGGCAGCGCCGGCAGCAGCTTGAAGCCGGCGTAGAAGCTGTTGCCGGTGTTGATGAACGTGCTGCACCACAGGTAGCCGTCTTCCAGGCGCAGGTGGAACGACCGGTCGAGCCGATCGCCCCACTTGCCCATGAGGAACATAGGGTCGACCCCGTACCAGTCCGCTTCGCCTTCCCACCGCAGGTCCAGGGCGCCGGTGATGTCCAGGCTCGGATCGTCGGGCGTGGTCGCGGTGCCTGTGCTGCCGTCGAGCTCCAGGTAGGACTCCGTGCCGGGCACGGACAGGCGCACCCGGGTGTTGCGGCCGATCTTCCCGTAGTGCGGGCCCGACGCGTTGCGGGGGCTCCACTGACCGCTGCGGTTGTCCACGGTGATGGCCAGCCGTCCCGGGTCGGTCTCGCTTGCGCCGTCCCCGCGGCCGTGCTCGATCTCGACGGTGTCACGGTCGTACGTCCGCATCGGCACCCACTGGCCGCCCACGCGGGCCTCGGTGAGGATGTCCAGCGGGAACGTCACGTCAGGCACGGTGCCTCCTACTTGGTGCCGAAGAGGGTCTGCACGTCGCCGCCCCTGGAGTTGGTCTGGACGATGCGGCGGATGAGCGCCTTGAACGCGTCCGGCCCGGCCAGCTCGATCCGCACCGCCGGGGTGCCCTGCGCCTGCTGGGCCCGGCGGTTCCGGTTGGTGACGTCCAGGCCGGGGATGTCGACCAGACCCTGGAGGGCCCGGTCCATGGCCGGCGCCTCCGCCTCGGCGCCCTCGACGATGCCGGGCGGAATCCACCGGCCGATCATCTTGGCCGCGACCTTGGACGGGCTGCTGATGCCGAGCGCCTTCGCGATCGGGCCCGGGATCATCGACTTGGCCCAGCCGATCAGGGTGGACCGCAGCCACGAGCCCATGGAACGGATGCCGGACCACAGCCCCCTGACGACGTCCTGGCCCTTGCCGACCAGCAGCCCGGTCAGGGACCCGATGCCGCGGGCGATCCGGCCCGGCAGCCCGCGCACCCAGTCGACCAGGGCGAGCGCCCGCTGCACGGCAGCGTCACGTAGCCCCTGAAAGGCGGTGATGGCACGCTGACGAAGAATGATGATCATGGCGGCCAGGGCCACACCCAGCCGCCCGGGCAGCCCGCGCGCCCACTCGACCAGCGCCAGCATCCGCTCGACGGCCCAGTCCCGGGCCTGACCGAACCACTGCCCGATCTGGCCTGGGATCCGGGCGAGCCACGCGATCCCGTCCAGGATGAACTGCACGGCGGACTGGATCTTCTGCCACACCCAGTCCCAGATCGCCAGCGTCCACGCCTTGACGGTGTCCCAGTTAGCGATGATGAGCGCGACCAGGCCGATGACGGCGGCGATGATCCACCCGATGGGGCCCATCGCGATCAGCCACTGCGCGGCCATCACCGCGGCCCAGGCGATCGCCCGCGCCGCCATCATCGCGAACCGCGCGACCGTGACCGCGGCGACGCGGATCATCGTCGCCAGCCACGTCGCCGTCGCACGGGCCGCGGCCGCCGCCCAGGCGCTGGCCGTGCGCAGCGCGTTCGCGGTCGCCGACGCGGCGATCCGCAGATTGGCCTTGACGCTGGCGGCCGCCGTCGCCACCCAGCGGCGGGTCATCTGTCCGAGCCGCGAGGTGATCAGCGACGACGCGGCGTCCACCGCAGCCGAGGCCGCGCGGAACGTCTTGAACGCGACGACCGCGGCGACGATGGCGATGGTGAGCGCCTGTACCGCGCCGGGCGGCAGAGCGTTGATCAGGGTCGCCAACTGGAGGGCGATGGCGGCGCTCACGCCGATCAGCGGCCCGAGCGCCACCACCAGTTTCAGCGCGGCGCTGGCCAGCGCGCCCAGGGTCTGCGCGCCTTGCCGGGCGAGGGTGACGAACTGGGCGAAGCCCTCGCTGTTGCTGAGCCCCTGGCCCCACCTGGCGAACGCCGCCGTCGACTCCTCGAACCCGCCGGACATCTCGTCGGACAGCGGCAGGAAGGCTTTGATCACGCCGCCGATGCCGACCGCGATGTTCTTCAGGCCGCCCAGGAAGGACCTGAGGTTCTTCCCGCCGGCCTCCGCCATCTGCTGGGCGAACGCGGCCGGGCCGTTGCCCTGGGTGCCCCGGTCGATCTCGTCGACCAGCCAGCCGAAAGCTTTCGCCGACTCCTCGACGAACGGCGTGAGCAGCGGCAGCAGCCGCCGGGCGACCTCCAGGCCCTTCGTGAAGATGGGCATCGTCGTGCTGGACAGCGAGTCGGACCACTGGTTGTAGTCCTTCTTCAGCCCGACGAACTCCTTCGCCATCGCCCGCGTGTGCGGGGGCATCGCCGCGAGGGCGTCGGTGTACGCCTTCTGCTTCTCCGCCGCGTCCTCGGCCCCCTCGGCCGCCGCCTTCTGTGCCTCCTCGGCCAGGGTGGCGGCGTCGGCGACGTCGGCCATCTGCGGACCGACCGCCATCTGGAACGCCTTGGCGGCGACTCCGGCGGAGGCGAACGCGGCGGCCATGCCGCCCACCGCGGCGGTGGTCGCCACAGCCGCGGGCGCCCCGACGCCCAGGCCCGCGACCGTCTTGCCCAGGCCGCGCAGCATGCCCTTGGCACGGTCGACACCCGCGCGCAGCTGGTCGGTGTCGATACCGAGGCGCACCATCATCGATTCGAGGGTGGCCACCAGGCGTCACCCCCTCGAAGTGGTGTGGGTCCGCTATGGAGTTGTGGTGTTCACGGTGCCGCCCAGAGACGCGTTGGCGGCCATGGCCAGCCGGAACAGCTCCTCCGGCGACTTCTTGATGCGGGTGCGGTCCCAGCGCGGCATGAAGTCGGAGACGTTCGGCGGGCGTCGGCCCTTCGGGGTGTTCACCGCAGCGATCGCCGCCGCGATGAGCGCGGCTTGGACGTCACCGCGGGCCCCACCGAGCGGTCCGGCGATCTGCTCGTACGCCCGCCACTCGGCAAGCTCGCGGGCACCGGTCTCGGCGAGCAGGCGGCGGACGGTCATTCCGAGATGCGCGGCCAACCGGAAGTAGAACTGCCTGGCCGGCCGCGCCCTCAGTTTCCCGTGAGCTCCTTCACGTCGTCCTCGGACATGGCGGACAGCCGCTGTGCCACGTCGCACACCCGCTGCAGGGCGCGCGCGGACTTCTCGCCGAGCCGCTTGGCCTCGGCCGCGCTGCGGAACAGGGGCTTGCCGTGCTCGTCCACGATGGTGGCGGCGGCGAGCCGGGCCCGGAACCCTTCCAGGCCCTCCATCCGCACGGACGCACCGTCCTTGCCCACGAACTGGGCCTCGAACCGGTCGCGTTCGGTGCCGGGCATCTCCCGCACGCGGACGGTGCCGCCCCACTCGGGGACCGGGACGTCCTCGTAGGCGAGGTCGTCGGCGTTCAGGATCTGCTCTGCGGACAGGTACGTCATCGGTCGGTCTCCTTGATGAACCAGTGCGGCGGTGGGTCGGTGACGAGCGGAACGGCGCGTTGCTCCTGGGCGACGTCGTTGGTGGTCTCGTCGAGGTACAGGTGGCCGGCGGCGTTGCGCAGGTACGCGGTGTGCCGGATGAGCTGGGCGCCGTCGACCGGCTCGATGGTGATCTCGGCACCAATCGGCACGGTGCCGGGGTCGATGCCGTTGGCCCGCAGCCACTCGCACAGCTCGTCCCGCTGCCCTGTGACGTTGATGTGGACCCACCAGTCAGGGTCGTAGACGACGCGGACCATCAGGCGCCGCTACCGCCGGCGCCGGGGGTGATGGTCGGCTTGCCCGAGACCTTGAACGTCACGGTGGCGCTGAGCTTGTCGTCGTGCGGCGCCTCCGACTCGAAGCCGGACATGACGGCCTTGAATGCCCAGGTGCCGATGTTGTTCGGGAAAACGATCTTGTAGTTGCGGGGGTCGTCGTCCTCGAAGTCGGACACCAGGGAGTCGTGCTCGCGCGGGTCGTAGTTCAGCTCGATCTCGACCTCGCCGCCGTCCTTCAGCCCGCCGATGAACTCCCGCCACGCGTCGGGGCTGTCGTGGGCGGTGACGTCGTAGGTCTCCCGCTCGATGCCGGGCGGGGTGATGTTCGTGACGTTCGCGATGGACGTGAAAACCTCGGTGGCGGCACCGTCGCCGCGCTGGAAGATGGTGCCGAAAGCGTCCAGACCAGCCATGGCCTGACCTCCTTAGATGCGCGTCAGCCACACGCGGTAGCTGACGTTGATGTGCCTGATGGTCGGGTCCGGATCGCGCACCTCGCTGTGGGTGCGGTGCGAGACCGAGACGTCCTTGAAGCCGGCCACCGCGAGCGGCTGCCGGTCCAGCACCGCGTCGAGGGCGGCCAGGATCTGCGCCGCCTCCCTGTAGCCGCGGTACTTCGACCACACGTGCAGCACGACCGTGGCCTCCAGGCCGCGCGCGTTGTGGGCGTCGTCCACGGTCTCCGTGATCGAGCCGAGCGTGACGTACGGATGCTGGGCCGTCTCCGGAACGTGGTCGTACACCCCGCTCACCAGCGCCATCAGCGGCGCGTGACCGGTGAGCCGGGCGTAGACGGCCTGCTGGAGCGGCCACAGCGCGGCCGTCACCGCCGCCGCTCCGCCGCCGCGATTTTCTTCCGCAGTCTGGCTATCTCCCGCTCAGCGTCGTCGCGCTTCTTCAGCTCGCGCGCGAGCTGGCGCCGCCAGGAATCCAGCAGGCTCATGCGCTGCCTCCGTGCAGGTGCCGGCGGACCGCGGCCCGGTACGTGCGGGTGACCTGCCGCCGGTGCTCGTCGAACGCGGGGACCAGAAACGGCTGGTCGGGCATGGAGCTGGTGCCCTTCTCCACGTAGTACGCGTACTCCATGGCCTCCGGGTCCCACACGCCGACCTCGGCCCGCCCGTACCGCTCGTCTACGCGCTGCTCGATCTGGTCCCGGAGGTGCCCGGTGCGGACCGCCGCGTAGTCCTCGGCGGTGCCCTCCACGGCGTCCGCCCACTCGTGCAGCGTCTCGGTGCGCGCCTCGCGCATCGCCTCCGGGATGCGGCCGAGCGCGCGCAGCGCCCGGTCCAGCCCGTCCAGGCGGGAACGTCGCGCCATGCTCTCCTCCTACGTGGTGCCGTCAAGTTGCTGCTGCATGGTGCAGTCCGCCCGCAGGTAGGTGCCGGGCTCGGACGGCTCGAACGTCGCGATCACCCGCAGCGTGCGGCCGGGCGGCCGCAGCTCGTCACCGCGGCGCACGTCCGTGCCAGGCGCGAAGTACCACGTCTCGTCCAGCTGGGCGCCGGACTGGTCGGCGGCCTGCCGCTCCCGCGCGGACGGCTGCGAGCGGCGGGCCCGCGGCGTGCCGACCTCGGCCCAGGTGGTCTCCTGTCCACCGCCCCCGTCGTCGACGGTGACCGCGCGCCACACGGGCACGGACGTGTTCAGCAGGTGCGATACGACGCTCACAGGCCCCCCTTACCGACTTTCGGGGCCGCGGGCGTACGGCTGGAGTAGTGCCAGCTCGTAGTCGGTCAGCGCGTCCCCGGCGCGGGCCTTGTCCCAGCTGCCGGACCAGTCGCCGATCGACTCCGACGCCATCCCCCGCGGGTTGACCCACGCGCGGCCGGCCAACTGGACGCACACCTGCTTCACCGCGGCCGGGACCTGGGCGTACCCGTGGTCGTAGACGACGGTGATATCGGCGTCCAGCGGCCAGCACCCCGCCAGCGGCCCCCGCCATGTCGAGCCGCCGAGCCGGGTGAGGATGCCGTACCGGTTCCACCGGTAGTCCGTGCCGTGGATGAGCAGCACCCCATCCTGGTGGACGGTGGCCACGGCGGTGACGGGCATCTCGGGCAGGTTCAGCAGGCGCCGCCCGGTGCCGACGAGCTCGGCGGTGTCGTCCTGAACGGCGTCAATGTGCTGTTGCAGGGCGGCCCGCACGATCGTCTCCGCCGCGGCGATCGCGTGAGCGGCCTGCTCGGCGTCGATGGTGTCGAGCCGGAGGTGGAGCCGCAGGTCCTCCGGCGTGGCCCATGGTGACGCCACGGCTCACCTCCTTACTCGTCGCCAGCCTCGGCACCCGGCGGCGCGGTTGGGGCCTGGCCGTCTTCCTTGGCCGTGGCGCTGTTCGGAGCCGGCCGGGTGGCGGTGCGCTTGGCTGCCTGCTTGCCCGCACGGCGGGCGTGTCCGGCAGCGACCCAGGCGCGGGCCAGGCCCTCGTCGACGTCGACGACCTGGCCCGTGCGGTAGCGGCGGCCCTTCCCGTCCGCGACGGACGGAGCGGCGGTGATCTCGATACGCATCAGGCACCAGCCGGGTGGGCGAGGATGCGCAGAGCCTCCGGGCGGACGACGTCGCCGCCGACCCGCGCCCGGATCTTCCAGCCGATCATGCCCTCCTCGGCATACAGCTGGTCCAGGACCTTGACGGTCATGCCCTGCCGGTCGTAGATCCGGTATCCGGCGTTGAAGTCGCCGAACGCCACCGAGCGGGCGGACGCGGCGACGGAGGCGATGTCCTCCTGGTTCTCCAGTGCGTAGCCGAGGAAGGTGTTGGGGCGGCCGGCCTGGTTGGACGGCTGCCACAGGTACTGGCCATTGAGGTCCTTCAGGACCGAGATGGCCAGCTCCGTGGCCGAGGACATCACGAAGCGGCCGTTGCGCCGGTACTGCTTGGGCACCCCGTAGATCAGCTTCTTCAGGTCGTCGATGGTGATCTCGGTGGCGGCCCCGGCCGCCACGGTCGGCACACCGCCGCCCGGCGTCATGAACCCGACGGGCTGGCGGGCGGTGTGGCCGCCGCCGATGGTGAACGCGGTGTCCTCCGCCTCGCCCACCGCGCGGGAGAAGGAGTCGCGGACGAAAGCCTCCAGGTTCACGTCGGAGTCGTCCAGCTCGTCCTCACCGATCTTCGCCAGACCGTAGAGGTCCTCGATGTAGGTGAACTCCTCGGCCGGGTCACCGGGCATGGAATCGGTCAGGGTCTGCTCACCGGTCTCCAGCTTGCCCCAGCCCACGGTCACCTCGTCCAGCGACCGGCGGCGCACCCGGTTGGTGGTGACGGACCGCTGGCTGGCCATCGACCGGACGATGGTCAGCTCAGGCAGAGATCGCATGATCTCGGTCTCCAGGTCCTCGGGCACGAGGATCTCGCCCGCGGCGTTCTCGACGAGCGCCCGCTGCTCGGGGGCCATGCGCGGCAGCCCGCGGCGCAGGGCCTGGAAGAACGCGCTGCGCCGTTCCTGACCGCGCTGCGCCTCGGTGCCGCGGCCGCCGTCGTCTGGGCGGCCGGCGCCACGGCGGATCGGCTCGGCCATCTGCGCGGCCCGCTGCTCCTCGGCCTCCAGGCGCTCGATGCGCTCGGTCAGCGACCGGAAGTCCTCTTCGTGCCGGTCGTAGGACTGACGCTCCTCGGCATCCAGGCCACGGTTCTCGGCCTCGGCGCGCTCGGTGATGGACCGCATCGACTCGACGACGCCGGCCCGCTGCTGCCGCAGCTCCACGCTGGTGGGCATGGGGTCTCCTCACAGGGAAGGGATGGGATGGTCCCGGGCCGGACGGCCGGGAAGACAGGGGTCAGAGCTGGGCGAGCAGCTCCAGCTCGCGCAGCCGGTGCCGGGCCCGCTCGACCGGGTAGCCAGGGTTGGGCAGCGAGCGGGCGTCGGCGGCCTCCAGCAACGCGTCCAACGCGTCGCGGGCGTCCTGCACCAGCTGCCGGTTCGCGGCGCTGAGCACTTTGCCCGCGCGGACCTCCTGCAGCGCGCGGGTCACCGCCGCGGGCTCCGGTACGGGCGGCTCACCGAGCTGCCGGGCAGCGGCCGAGCGGAGCTCCGCCGATGTCGCCGCGAACGCGGGGTACGTGACCACGGAGACGTCGCCGCCGTCCAGGTCGATGCCGAACACCTCGTGGGTGTTGCCCGCCCAGCCGTCGGCGGTGACCCAGAACCCAAAGCTCATCTGGGTGATGTCGCCGCGCTCCAGCGACACGGCCAGGTCCCGGGCGTAGGACACGTCGGCCATGTCCGCCTCGACCATCACGCCGGCGTCGTCCTCGGCGAGCGTGGCCGTTCCGGCCGCCGTGCGGGCCAGCAGCAGGTTCGGGTCGTGGTTGATCAAAAACCGCACGTCCGGGTTGGCTGCCAGGGTGCGGGTCGCCGCCCCGGGCACGATCCGCTCGCGCCAGCCGCCCATGTCCTCGGACAGCGAGTCGTAGACGATCGCGCGGCCCCGGAAACGCAGCCGGGCCGCCTCATCATCAGCGGCCCGGATCTGCAGGTCCGTCAGTGGGAACGCGCGGACCTCACGAGTGCGCGGCATACGCGCCCCTCCTCACAGGTTGAAAGTCAGTCGGCAGGTGCACCCGGCGATCTCGTCCACGCCGAGCAGGTAGTCGTGCGGCCAGCGCCCCTGATGGGTGCCGATGGTGAACATGTCCCGCATGCCGACGGTCTGCCCGTCGGCCTCGGCGTGGCTCGGGCGCGGGTTCGGGTCCCACACCCGCCACGTTTTCGTGCGGGCGCCGGCCTGCTTCGCTCCCTCGTGCGCGCCGAAGTTCGACAGGTAGTTCACCCGGGCCCGGGCGAGCTGCTGGGCCCGGGCCTCGGTCATCCGGCCGAACATGGCCAGCACGTCCCGAGGCGCGTTCGAGACGGTGAACTGGTGCGCCAGCTCCCGCACCGTGGTGGCGTTGATGTTCGCCGCCGTCGCCGCGGCCCCGGCCGCCAGCACCGACAGCGTCTGCTCGGCCGCGAACGCTCCGCCCAGCGTGGCCGCCGTCTGCGCGCCGACCTCGCCGACCAGGCCGCGGGCGAGCTGCAGCAGAATCGCGGTCAGCTCCTCGTTGTCCGCGGCCTCGTCGATGATCTCCTCAGCCGTAGCGTCCGGCGTGAGGTTGAGTGCCTCCAGGACGCGTTCGCCCTGCGCGGCGAAGAACTCGGAGATCTGCTCGTGATGGCGCTGCACCCAGGCGGGCAGCTCCTCCAGCGACGGTGACTCGGCGGTGTCAGCCCGCTGGCGCGGCCGGCGCGGCAGCGCCCGCTGTTCGGCTGGGGCAGCGCTGCCGGCCGGGACCATGTTGAGCGGCTGCAGGTACTCGTCACCGCCGTCGATCGGCGGCAGCTCCTCCTTGGCGCGGATTTCGTTGACACTCATCCAGCCCCACTGGCGGGCCTGGGTGTAGCCAGTGAAGCGCTGCGTGGTGTCGCCCCGCTGCAGCCCCTCGGGGTTGAACTTCATGTAGAGGGCCGGGTCGCCGCCGAACAGTTGCCGGGCGGTCCGTTCCAGTCGGGTCAGCCACGGCAGCAGCGAGTAGATGACGTAGCCGAGCGACTGCTGCTCGATGCCCGACCCCCATGACGTGGACCGCTCCACGTCGCCGATCATGTGCGGCGGCACGCCGTAAATGCCCGCGATCTCCATGCGGGTGAGCTTGTAGACCTCCAGGAACTGGGCGTCCGCCGGGGACAGGGTGGTCTTTTCCCACGTGGCGCCGCCCTCCAGGATGCCCAGGCGGTGGGAGTTGTCGAACCCCTCGTGCAGGTCGAGCCACTGTCGGTTCAGCCGCTCCCACTGCTGGTCGGTGAGCTTGCCCGGAACGGAGACCATGCCGCCGGGGGAGGCGTCGCGGGCGAAGAACCCGCCGATGTAGGCGATGGCCGCATAGCCGGTGCCGACTGCCTGGCGGGCCATGCCGATCGGGGAGAGGCCCTCCGCTCCGCCGAGACCGAAGCTGCGGAAGTGCAACAGATTCTCGGCACGCACCAGCCCGTCCTTCTCCCGGATCGGCGCCCACTCGTCATCCGCAAGGGTGATCTTGTAGACCAGCTCGCCAGTGTCCGGCACACGCCGGGGCTCGACGCTGGTCCACGCGATCGGCCACAAACCGATCGGCAGGCCGCCCCCAGACCGCTCGACGTACACCGCGGCGTTCCCACGCAGCAGCATCCACCCCAGGACCTGCGCCCACATCTCCCCCGAGGCCAGGCCCGGGTTGGCCTGGAAGGTCAGCAGCGACGCGGCCGGGTGCTCCTCGAACGGCACCCGGGAGTTTCCCTCCCGGCGGTAGACGCCGGTCGGCAACATGCTGCCCGTCTCGGCCAGCAGCCGCACGCACGAGTAGACGGCGGCCAGTTGCAGCGCCCGCTCAGGGGTGACCGTCACGTCCGCGGCCGTCTTCATGCCGGTCAGCGGCGGCAAGCTCTTACGGCGGCTGCGTTCCTGGCGGCGCAGCACGGCGCGCACCAGGGGGAGATGACGCACGAGCGGCATCAGCGCTCACCACCCGTCGTGTTGCCCATCACCAGCAAGACAGCGGCGACCGGCAGCAGCGCCAGCCCTGCACCCAGCACGCCGCCCAGGGCGGTACCGACGAGAACCAGCCCGGCCGCCCCGGCGGCCAGGCCGCCCAGCTCGTACAGCCACGGCATCCACTCGTCCACGGCTCCCCCTTCTCCTCAGGCGCCGATGACGCGGATGTTCGGCTCCGGCTCTTCCTCCGGCTCGATCCTGGCCAGGTGCATCGCCAGCGCGTTCAGCCCGGAGGCCACACCGTCGATGCGCTTACTGGACGTCTGCCGGTCGGGCTTGACCGGCTTCACGTAGCCGTCGGCGTTGGTCTTCAGCCCCACGCAGTCGATGTGCCAGCGCAGGATCGGGTGCCCGCCGTGCGCGATCCGCTGAGACAGCACCAGCCGCTCCAGTTGCTGGCACGGCTGGTTGAGGCCCGCGTAGCCCTGCGAGACCTGCTCCATCTCCAGGCCCGCGTCCGCCAGCTCCTTGACGGTCTCGGTCGCGTTCCACCGGTCGTAGCCCACGGCGAGGATCTCGAACCGCTCCGCCAGGTCGTCCGTGATCAGCTCCCGCACGGCGCGGTAGTCCACCACGTTGCCCTCCGTCAGCCGCAGCGCCGGACCGGCGTGTGCCTCCAGCTCCGCCCAGCGGCCCAGCGGTACCTTCGTGCGCCGCTCCAGCTCGCGCACCCGGTCCTCAGGCAGCCAGAAGAACGGCACCCAGATGTGTGGCTCGTCCGGGTCGTCGGGGTCCTCCGGCGGGAACCACAGGCTGAACGCGGTCATGTCCGTCGTCGAGGACAGGTCGAGCCCGCCGTAGCATGCCCGGCCCTCCAGCGCCTCCAGCTCCACCGGCACCGGCACGCCCGCCCGCGTGCGCGCGCAGGCGTCCCAGTCCTCCATCCGCAGCCATCGGGTGGTCTGCTTCGTCCGCACGTTCAGGTGCAGCCGCAGATACCGGTTGAGCTGCTGCGGCGACCGCTTCGCCTGTGCGGCTTTCCCCGCGAGGTAGTCCGCCAGCACCGTCACGCCGTAGCCCGGGTTCGCGGTGCGCAGGGTCTCCTCTGCGAACGGGTCGAAGTCCTCCGCCGACCCGTCCGCGCCGAAGACGACGCCCCAGACGGTGGGGTCCTCGGCGTGCCCGCCGGCCAGGGCCTCGATCTCCTCGCGCTTCGTGGCGTAGATCGAGCCCGTCTCCGCCCCGTCGTCGGCGGTGGTGATGAAGATGATCAGCGGTTGCGTGCGCGATCCGGTGCCGGTCTCCAGGGCGTCCACGACGTCCGGGTTCTTGTGGACGTGGACCTCATCGATGACGCCGCCGTGGACGTTCAAGCCGTGCGCCCGCAGACCCTCGCTGGACAGGGCCCGGAAGATGGAGTGTGTGCCCGGGTGCTCCAGCAGCTTGCGCTGGATACCGCGCCGCCCCAGCCGCTTCTTCAGCGGCGGCGACCCGGCGGCCATGTTCGCCGCGGCCCGGAACACGATGTTGGCCTGGTCGCGGTCGCCGGCCGCCGCGTACACCTCGGCGCCCGGCTCCCGGTCCGCGGCGAACAGATACAGGCCCAGGCCGCTGCAGATCGTGCTCTTGCCGTTCTTGCGGGGGATCTCGAACCACACGGTGCGGATCACCCGGTAGCCGTCGGGCCGCTTCAGCCCGAACACCGGCGCGATCAGGTAGCGCACCTGCCAGTCCAGCAGCCGGAACTCCCGCCCGGCGTGACGGCCGATCAACTGCTTCAGCAGCAGGAAGAACCGCAGCACCCGCTCGACCGCTTCCGGGTCGAACCACGTCCCTGGCGGCGCCGGGATCGGCGTGACGAGCAGCGGCCGGCGGCCCTCGGCAAGCCACTCAGTCCCTTGCACCAGGCCCTCGTCGACCCACGCCGCGATCGCCTGATCCATCTGCGCGGTCAGTCCTGCGCGCAGGGCCTCAGTCGAGGATGCCGTCCCCCTCGTCATGCTCGTCACCCTCCGGCTTCACGCTGCGGAGGCGAGCGTTGGGCGTGATGAACAGCTCCTTCGCCAGCGCTGCCACGGTCGTCGCCGCCTCCCGCCAGACCTGCCATCCCGGGTGCTTGGCCGGGCCGTTCCCCGCGCGCCGCTCGGCCACCAAGTCGTCGTCCTGCAGCAGCCGCTCGGCCGCCACGAACTTCGACCAGGCCGCGCAGTACGTCGCCAGCGCCGCCCGGTCCACCTTCGCCAGGACGCCGAGCCGGTCCAGGTCCGGCACGATCCGGTCCCACTCGGCCAGCGCCTCGGCGTCCAGCCACTCCGGCGCGTCCGGCACCCCGGGGGGCGCCGTCACGCGGGCCGGTGCAGGTCGGCCGCCGGGGTTGCCGCGCAGGGCACGGACGTTGTCGGGCTGGCCGACCGGACCACGGGCACCCATGGCTCACCCCCGATGGCATGTCACAGTGCGTGACCGACGATTACAAGATCCTCAAA